CTAAACTGGGTGGTAAATTCCTCGGACGATTCGACTCACGGTCGCCCGGTTGAGGTCGAAGCGATCGGCGATCCAGGCTTGCGACCGACCCTCCTTGCTGAACCTCCGGATTCGTGCGACTTCGGCGACGCTTAGCTTCTTCCGATTGTCGACCTTGGATTTCATCACCGCGAGGTCTTGCACAACCTCACGGTATCGCGCCCGCAGCTCGTCGAGTTCCCTTTGGACGTTGACGAACGGGTCCGGACGTCGGCTGGAGTATGCGACTACCGTCACGTAGGTGTCCCTGCCCTCTTGCAGTAGGCGACCCATTTTTCGGCCGCGTAGACGACTTCCTCGGCGGGAGTGTGGATTACTAGTTCTTTGTCCTCGAACAGGACTTCGGCAGGAGAGAAGATGGATACTGCGCCGGTGACGTCGAGCACGTAGACGGTCGTCATCGCGGAAAGCCAGGCGCGCGACCCGCAAGGTCCTGTACTGAGTTCGGCGCGATGCCCGACAGCGCGTTCTCGACCTCTGCGCAGAAGCTCGCGAGTTCGCTGCCCTGGGAGGTGCTGTGGGCAGACCACATGAGGTCACGCCACGCACGGACGGTCGCGGTGACCACCACGGGCGCCTCGGTGCTGTTGGGCAGGATCGAGTGCGCTGTCTGCCTCGCTGTCGAGCGGTCCAGCCCGTTCCGCACAAGCAGGGTCATCAAGCGCTCGTAGGCGGCACGTGCGTGGACGTCCTGCTCGTGGACGATCGCCGCGGCCTGGTCGGCATCGCTGTCCGCCAGGCTCTCAAGGACCGGTGGCATCACGACTCCGACGTGATCGGCATCGAGCTCGCCGTGGGACAGGGTCGAGATCGACAGACGTCGGTGCAGACTGAGTTCTGCGATCATCGCTCGTGATGCGCCCTCGACATAGAGCGTGATGCTCACGTGCTCGAAGATCGACATGTTTCCTTGCCGGATCGCCTCGCCGAGAAACGCCCGGTTGTTCGCCGTTGCTGGGTGTGGCCGATCGAAACTGAGCGACTGAGCCCGTCCGATGAACTCGGCGACGTTATCGGCTTCTGTTCCCTCGATGTTGTAATCCATCCAATCGTCAATGGCGAAGGGAGGCCCCTCGCCGTAGATGGGAGCGAGTCGGGTGTGGGCGATGACAGAAACGTTCAACTGAACTCCTCCGCCGAAGAGCGACGTCTCTGGGGAGACGTAGGGGATTGCCTACTTGACGAACTCGGGCTTGCACTGCTCGTTGCGGTCCCGCTCCGAGCAGAAGAACCCCCGATAGGGCTTGCCCGACGACTTCGAAATGCCGCTCATGTACTTCATCGAGCCGTGCTTGCAGTAGCGTTCCTGGCCATCGGGGGCCTGCTCGGCTCCTGCGGGCTTGCCGGGCTGTTGCGAGCTGGAACCGGCCGCACTGGGCGAGTACGCCTTGTGCAGAGCCTTGGCCGCGGCGTCGGTCGCGGTGATGAGTCGGCCGATGGCGGGGCGGTCCTCAAGGCGGGCGGCGACGTGGTCCACCGTCGCGCCACGGATGACGATCCACGGCGCTTCGTATCCCGTCCCGGCCTTGAGCGTCACCGACACGGCGGCGGCCGGACTCGTCTGGTTGGGAGCGGAGGCGGGATCGCTGTCCTGCTCCCAGGAGCCGGAGCTGGTCGTGTCCTTCTGCGCCTCGTCGGCGCCGTCGTGCTCGAAGGGGTCAAAGGTCATTGAGGGTTGGGTCTCCCGTCAGTGGAATGGAAGATGGGGAATGCGTTCGCGGTCCGGTTTCCGGTACCGCAGCGGGGCGAACCGACTCAGTAGTGCTTGCCGGTGAGGGCCTGGGCTTGATCGTTCGTGAGCACTTGGCGTGATCCCGGACCGGCGGTGACCTGGTTCGTGTGGTCGCGATGTGCGCGGTTCATGTGGCGTGTGAGTGACTCGATCGCGCGCTGTAGGTGCTTGCGCCGGGTCGAGCCGCCCACGGGTTCGCGGCGCAGGTAGACCTCGCCAATGATTCTGGAGTGTCCAGGATTGGCTTCGCTGAGCCGAAGCAAACCTGCGTGCGCGTCCATCCGTTCGACGTCAACGGTTTCCTCCCGCTCGTCGAGTACACCGCTGTCGAGGAGTCGGCGCACTTCGTCTGTTCCGTAGTGCCACTGGCCGCTGAACACGTCGAAGTCATCGCGGTGTTCCGATGCGATGCGGACGCCGATGCGGTTGAGGACGTCGGCACGGGCCGCGGGGTCCAGCTGGGCGGCCTGCGTCGCGTATCGGTCTTCGAGCAACCGCAGCGCGATCTCTTGTGTGAGGTCGTCCGCGTCGATCACGTCGGACCAGCGATCTGAGGTTCGGCGCGCCGCTCGTTCGATGTCGGGCAGGATGGACGCGAGAGCGTGGCCCAATCCCTCTCCATTCTTGTTGTGCGTCATAGGCGGTACAGGACCCCATCGACAGAGAATCGCTTTCCCTCGATGAAGACGAGTTCGGGTTGCACTGTCTTCTCTTCGGTGGTGACGAGTGCGAATCCCTGCTGCCAGTTGCCCGTACCGCCCTTGAGGTAGCCGGCCTGCCTCATGTCCATGAGGTTTCCGACTTCCATCCCTACGAGCGTCTTTCCCACTTCTCCGCCATAGCCGGATGTGTGGGCACCGATGCCCATTCGGTGGGTGTGGCCCATGATCACCGACGATCCGAACCGTCTCGCGGCGTTCAATGCCGTGTTGCCCGCGATCTGACTTAGCCCGATCTTCCCGAGGTGACCATGTGTCATGATCCATCCCGGCGAGAATGGGTAGAAGTCTGGGAGAAGGCGTGCGCCGAAACCGTCGAAGTCGAGCATCACGTCCAGCGTGAACGCGCCTGACTCGGCGAGCGCAGGCGCGTACTTCGCGAGGTATTCACGGGGTCGCAGGTCGTGATTGCCCTCGATCACTCCGATGGGTCCGTCGTAGACGTCCCGCAGTGGTGAGAAGAAGTTCCTCTTGGCGTACTCGGCGTCCTCGAATACTGATCCTTGGAACTCCGCGGCCGTGTCCTTGGACCACCGCGACGGCTGCGGGAAATCCATCAGGTCTCCGATCTGCACGACCTCGTCTGGCTGGTAGTCGGCTACGAATCGGATCACCGAACGAAGTGCTTTGCGGTCTTCGTAGGGCATCTGGGTATCGGATATGACGACGTACCGTTTGGTCAAACACTATCCTCCGGGATCATCTCGTTCAGTCGGGCGAGAAGAGTTCATCTGCCGTACAAGGTGTCTCGGCGTCACCAGCTAGGCGATCGCGTCGGGTCGCACCACTTTCTCACCTGTGGACTCTTCGCCTGAGTTCACCGGCGCCGTTTTTGACGACGGTGGAGTTCACGTCTTCGCCGTCAGCCATTCGAATGATCACACCGTTGGGGAGGTCCGCTGCGACGGTGTTGGCGAACTTGATTCCAGCCTGGTCACCATCCGCGAGAATGAGAACCAGCTCGTAGCCGAGCAAGGGCTCTCGAAACACACTCTTCCAGCTCCCGGCCCCGGGTATCCCGATCGCGGGCACACCGGAAATTGTGGCTGTTATCGCGTCGATCTCTCCCTCCGTGACGGCGATCTGTTCGTCATTCCGGATGATCTCCAGGGTGTTGTATATCCGAGGGCGGTCACCGGCCACGGTGTTGTACTTGCCGTGGTATTCGTGCGAGCAGGCGTCATCGAGGCACCGAAAGCGGATAGAGACCACCGACCACTCGCGACCGGGACTCACTCGAAGGTAAGGGATGGCGAGCATTCCCCGGTAGGGCTCGTGTCCTGGTAGTGGATCAGACACGTAGCCAAGGCGGTAGGTGGCGGTCTTGTCCGCGATGCTCGGTGCCAGCAGGCCGCGCGTCGCCAAATGCTCTTCGCCGGGACTTCCTGGCAGGCTGGCGTGGTAGCGGCCCGTTGCCTCTGCCAAGAATCTCCTCCGCACGGCGGACTGCCGCGCCATGAGCGATCTTCTCCTCTCTCATGATCAGTTGGATGACCCCGCCTTTGGTGCCGCAGCCGTGGCAGTTAAAGGCGTTGTGCGTGTAGCTGACCGAGGCTGATGGGCGGGATTCCGCGTGGAACGGGCACAGACATCTGAGCCAGGGCCGGCCGTTGTCGGACGGCGGTTCCCAGTCGGGGTAGTACACCTGGATCACGCGTACAACCTGAACATCCACTGTCTGTCCGAAGTACAGTTAGGGGCCGAAGAGTACCCGCCACGCGGGCGGGTCCTCCAGGTACTCAGCGGCCCGGCGAAGGGCGTCGGGATTGTCGCGGAGGTGTCCGAGGACATCCCTGTTGCAGGTCTTGCACAGCAGGCCACGTACGCATCGGCCGCAACTGAGCGGTCCCGGGCAGCATCGGTGGTCATGGTCGACCGATAGACGGCGACCTCCGGTGCCCTTGGCTCTCCGGCAGATGTGGCAGGCCCCGCCTTGAGCGGCGTAGAGGGCGTCGTACTGACCGGGAGTCAAGCCGTAGGTTCGCAACACGTGGCGGTCCCGTGCTGCCTGCCTGAGTGCTCGCTGTCGCAGTCGCTGATGAGTCGCGCACCGAGGGCCGGGATGGGGTGCCGGTCGTCGAGGTGCCGCGGCAGGGCAATCCTTGCAGCGTCGCGGCGTGGCTGGCATCTAGGCGGCCAGCACCAGGGCCGGATTGAGGAACTCGTCGCGAAGGCGACCTGCGATACGGGTGAAGCTCTCCCGGAACCCATCGTTTAGCGAGACAAGATCGCCCAGCAGCGTGGTGCTGGAGTGAGCGAAGATGTCAGGGGCAATGCCTGCCCAGGCGAGTACTGAGCGAGGCGGGACCATCGAGACTCCGTCGTAGTGAGTCAGCGTGGTCCAACTCGACTCGACGGCCGGCGGGATGGCACCCGCGCGGACGGCGAGCTCGCACAGCACACCCCAGACGCACCAGACCGGCCCGGCGGGTGTTTCGGTTCGTAGGGCGTGGAATCCTTGGCGGAACTCGCCGGACTCCAGTGCGGCGGCCCACTCTTCCGCGATCTCGCGGTGCATGGTCAGTCGGTCCCTTCGTCGTAGTCGTCGTCGAGCAGATCCGGGTCATCGCCGCTACGCGGACGATCGCATTCCTCGCAGCAATAGAAGTCGTCTTCTGGGCCGAATGATTTTTCACTGTCAGAATCTCGATCTGGTGCGCCGAGATCACTGACGCCATCGGCGTCGATCAGGTCCAACATTCCTCGCTATGCGTACACTCGATCGCGGATATTCATGGTCGCCCCGTCGAAATCAAGTTCGACGTAAGTCTGTCCGGAAGGGTCCGCTTTCCCGCCCCTGTTCTTCACGGTGGAGACACAGAGAGCATCCGGGTTGAAGTCATCGCCAGGCTTGCGAAACAACGTCAATACCGTTTCAGGTACGCGGGTGATCTGGCCCTTGACGCCACTGAGAGGGATGGGTTTCGCAGAGTCATTGAAGGGGCCGGTGACGTGATGCAGCCCGACCACGCACGCTTCGGTCTCCCGTGCCATCGTGTGCAGGTAGTCCATTAGGCTTTCCAGACCTGCGAATGGATCATCGTCGCCATTGGGCCGGTCCAAGCGGACGTTGGTCACGTTGTCGACGATGATCAGGTCCGGATACTCCCCGTAGACTTCCTCGTATGCCTCAAGTTGACCTTCGATGACATCGAGTGTCGGGCTCGCCGAGTAGTGCATCCGGATCGGAAGACCGGTCAAATGCTTGCGGACCTCATCCAGACGGTCTTCGAGAATGACTGCGGCCGATCGTTCCTGCGTCCAGCCTGTCTTGATGGAGATACAACGCTTCAACTGCTCGAACGCGTCGGAATCGGCCGAAAAGTACATACACGTAGCTCTTGACTTCAAGGCCAACGTGAGGGTGAATCCGGACTTTCCCGTCCCCGGTCCAGCAGGTACGAGAACGAGTTGTCCCCGCCGGAAATGCGTTCCCGAGTCGGCAAGACTCTGGTAGACGGTGGGCAGCGGTTCTCCGGCCGCACCCCTGATGCGTTTGCTCTGGATCAGAGAGTGGATCAAGACCTCCCAACGTCGCAGATTGTCCGAAGTGCAGTTCTGGTGCGCCGAAAAGAACTGGCTACTCGTAAACTGTGATTGACTTGATCCTCGGAAACACCTCGTAGAGGTCTCCGTCCCACTCGGTCCCGTCATAGGAGCTGTAGTAGCCGTTAACGCGGAAGTAGCGCACCGGCCCGTCCTCGGGGAGCACGCGGAACACCAGGTGTGCGTGGCTCCCCTGGTCCTCTCCGCCCACGTTCTCCACCACCGTCACGACACCCAGGCCCGGGACGGGCTCGTCGGCCTCGGCCTCGTAGTCCCAGAACTTCCAGCCGTCGTCCTTGGGGGCGTGTGCTCGGAGAAACGTCGCGATGTCGTGCGCTGTCATCGTGTGCACGGGGGCTCTTCTCAGTCGTAGTAGGTGACGGACTTGGTCTTCGCTACGACCTCGGTGAAAGGCCCGTTGAAGTCCATGCCGCCGTAGCTGTCGATGGTTCCCGTCTTGCGGTAGTGCTTGCCGTCGATCTGAAAGACGATCCAGATCCCGGCCGCGGCGTCGATCCGATCGCCGTACTCGGCGCCCTGCGCGACCTTGGTGATGGCCGTGCCATCCGGCGAGGTCACGACCTCGCCGATGGAGAAGTAGCGCGTCCAACGCCACCACGACGCCGTTTCGAGCACAGCATCTTCGATCGAGCTGTCGGGAATCAGTTGCCGACAGGTGTCACAGAGCACGGTTAGTGTCCAATCAGGATCAACTTGTGTCCGTTCGCCTTGTGCCATTTCACGTAGTCGACGTCCGGCGCGCGGAAGACGTCATAGTGCTCGACCAAGAATCGAGCCGACCACCCTCTTGTGAGGCTGGTGATCGTCCGCCGCAAGGCCCAGGCGTAGGCAGCTCTCGGCGACTGGCGGTATCCACTGGGGATGATCAACCGTTCCAATGCTGTCGCATAGACCTCCTCCCGGTAGAGCCGGACCTGGTCGGCAAACGAAAGCGCCCGGACCTTGGACATGTCGATCGCGACCGAGGCGCCGTCGACGAGTACCGACTCATAGAGCGGCCTGTCGCCGTAAGCGACGCTGGCATGGATCGAGTCGTGGTCGTAGCGACGGGTGACAGCGTCTGCGAAGAAGTCCGGCGCGTCCTGGTCGAGCTTCACCCGCTTCCGGCCGTGCTCGGACGACCAGACGCGGTACAACATCCTGTGCAAGCTGGGAATCAACTGTGCGCCAACGCCTTTCAGGCGCATCGCATCCATGATGTGCTTCTCCCAGGAGCCGTTCTCCAACTCCCAGTACGAGTGCGAGACCTTGATCGTGTATAGCTCGTCGCGGGTCGCGTGACGATCCGTTCCCTCGGGAATCCAGTCCGCGAACGCTGGATCCCAGTAGGACTCTGCCGCGGCTTGCGGGTCTGGGCTGAACACGTCCAGGTCCTTGGGGGTTCTGTCCGACAGGCCCATGCCTTGCAGGGCCGTCGATCCGATTACCAGGCGTCTCACGTGGCCCTCGGGGACCATGCCTCATGGGCTCTTGGGAGCGCCGTACCCGAGTCAGCCGTCCGGCCCTCGATCGGCAACGCGCTAGGCGGCGATGACGCGGCCATACCTTGCAACTCAACTTCCCATCTCTGTCCGAAGTGCAGTTTTAGACGGCGAAAGGACATGCGGAACTCACCGAGCACCGTCCACATGAGGCGGGATCCGGGCGAGGCGTCCAATCCTCTGCGGTGATGGCGGCATCGAGTTCGCCGAACATCTCCGTCAGTCGCGGCTTCGTCCACTCCTTCAGGTCGTAGGGGAAGGTGGCCTTCCCACTCTGAGCCATCCAGTAGTCCCCGAAGCGGGCCTCGTGGTCGTAGACCTCCTCGATCGCGAGGGCGTAGACGCCGAGTTGAAAGGGGTCTCCTGGCAGACGTCCGGTCTTGGCGTCACGGACGGTGAGACTCGTCCGCCGGGGGTGCTTGTAAACGTTGTCGATGTACCCCCGTACCCACACCCCGCCAAGTTCGATCACGAAGCCGAGTTCGACGGCTAGCGTGCCATCCGGGGTCACCCAGGGCGTTTCTTCCGCCCCCGCTCCCTCGCAGTACGACAGGTACCGCGCGACCTGCTCCAGCCCGAGGCCGTAGCGGCGTTCGATGTCACGTTCTCCGTCGTACGGTCCGGAGCGGGACCAGAACGACAGGTTTGGGGTATGGGCGGTACTGGCGTTCACCTCGGCCGCGTATGACTCACGGAAGACGTCCTGCGCTTGGTCCACCGTGAGGAGTCGGCCGGACCGCTCATACGCCTCGATCGCGGCATGTACGGCGGTGCCCTGGGGCAGCCAGGCCGCGGGCCGCTGCCAAGCCTTGACTACGCGGCTGAGGTAGTAGGCGTGTGGACACTCACCGAAGTACTGCCGGTACTGAGATACGGATCTGTAGTGGACGGTGGACGGAGCGTCAGCCATACCTTTCCTCCTGAGTCGGCAGGGGTCCTCGCTTCCGGGATTGTCGGGCTCGATCTGCACTCGTGGGCCACGTGCGGGCCGGGACATCCCTGGAAGACCGCGTAAGTGGTCATCCTGGCTCGACCGTGGAGCATGTCCGGGTCCTCGATCTCCACGGTGGTGTTCACGTGGTGGCAGCGCGTAGCGAGCACTGCCGCGACCGGCCGATAGACCAGATCGTCCACTTTGACCTGGACACTGGCGTAGACCCTGAGCACCAATCCAAGGGCTTCGACAGGCAGGAGAACCGCAGAGAGGTAGGGCACGTTCGCGGCAACCACGCCGCCGGTCAGATGCAGCAACGGTAACTCCCCCAGTGCAGGCATACGGCCTGCGGTCACGCGCGGGCTAGGGCTTGGTGACCCTCCGTGCCCTTTTGATCGCTTCCTGTGGTAGGCGCCAAAGCCCCCTGTCCTCATCGGTCACGGTGGTGTGTTCGTTAACTCGGATCACCAAGTCGGCGTCGGCAGGCTCGCGCCGTACGTAGTCCCATCCCCCGCTGGCGAGGCCGGGTTTGGCCGGGAACGCGGGGTCGAACTCCACGACGATGCGGTTGTCACGGAGGCTTTCGTGGAAGGAGTTCAGCCGGTCGAGCTGGTTGTCCGAGAGTTGGTCGACCCCGCAGACGGCAAAAAGCAGGTGCTCGGTAACCCTCTTATAGTGTGCGGCGACCTTGAACCTAGGGTCCATGGTCTTCCACGGAAAGTATTCCATGGCTTTCTCGCGTGGCTTCCTGAACTGGCCTCCATTATTACGATGCCAGCTCACGGCCGACTTGCTCACCCCGTACTGGGCCGCGATAGCCTCGATTGTGAGACCTTGTTTCATCAATTGATCGACAAGCGCCGCCGTGAGTCCACTGCGTCTGCCGTAGGAAATTCCGTCATTGGTCGAATGGCTTGTTGATATGGATGTCGTCATGTCATCGTCGCCTGCACTCACTTGTATCACCTCGGACAGAGACGGTACGCGGGCACCTGGACAGGGTCAACGTGTCCGACGTCCAGTCCGGTGGGGGAGGCCAGGCGTACGTCCCCACAGGTCGTACGCCTGGCCTTGGCTCCGCCCCAAGCCCTTCTTACCCGCGCTCGGGCGACCGCCTAGACGGCCGCCTTCTTGGCCCTGCCAGTCCGACGGGGTGCCGCCGGAGCCGCCGTCGCGACGAGCTCGTCCATGACGGGGGCCTTGGACCGGGCCGTCCTCGGTGCCGAGCGGGTCGACTTCCTCGCCCGCCTCCTGGGTGCGGTCTCGGTGTCGGCTGCGTCGACGGAAGCGAAGTCGGGAGCGTCCGGCGCCTGCTCAGGAGCAGCGGCCTGGGTGTCGACGTCCAGGTCAGGCGCGCCGTTGGCGGTGGCCTGCTCGTAGGCGTTCACGATGTCGAGCGGGATGCGCCCCCGGTCCGCCAACGTGTATCCGTTCTGCTGAGCCCAGGCACGGATACGGCGGTTGCGCTCCTTGTTGACGCCGATGGGCGCCGCCGCGGCGCTGGCGCCGCCCCGGGTGGGCAGTCGCCGACCGCCGGAGCGGCGAGCGCTCGTGACGAACTTCGCCAGGGCCTCGCGCAGCTCCTCTGCGTGGGCCTGCGACAGGTCGATGGCGTAGGTGACTCCATCAAGGCCGAACTCGATTGTTTCGTCCGCGATCGAACCATCGACGTCGTCCACCAGGGTGATGGTGACCTTCTGAGCCATTGCTTTCTCCAATGTGGGTTGAACAAGGACCGCCACGCACCTGATGCAAGTCAGGTGCGCGACGGAAAGGGTTCAATCCTCTCGCCTCTGCGGCTGCGTCGGTGTCGTCAGCGGGGCACCAGACAGACACATGGGCAGCATCAAGGGCACGGCGTACAGGCGCGAACGATTCGTGACACCGGACAAGGATAGTGATTGGGCTAGCCGGAATTGGGTGAAGGCTAATGCCTTCTCACCAATGGGCATCGCATGAACCGGGCTCCGCTGGACTCGACGCGCGCCGGAATCTCGAACTGGACCCAGTCGACGTTGTTCCTGCCGGTGACGCGGACGACACCGGCCGGGGAGAGGTCGACTGTTCGACCGTCCGACAGCGTCATCGTCACCCCACCTACCCCACTCGCGTCCCCAGGTTCACCGACCACCATAGATCAAACCTCCCGAGGATGTGGCGCCCCCTGGGCGTCTTGTCGTCACGGGTGCCCTACTTCCACGCTCGTGCGAGGCGAACGGCAACGTACGTCGCGAAGGCAGTGCGTGAGGACGGGTGCATCGACGCGGTCAGGTACTCCAAGCGCTTGATGGCGAGCTCGACCGGATCCTCACGCTTGGCGGCCCGTTCTCGGGCGTCGAGGCCCAACTGCAGCTCTGCGGCGCGGGTCTTGGCCGATAGCTGGTCTCGCAGCTCTTCGTCCTCGGATCGGTCACCCGTGTAGCCCGGTCGACCGTGGAGGTAGGTGCCGCCGTCATCGTCCCGCGTCACGCGTGCGTTGTAGACGGCGCCGACTGCGTAGGACCCCGCAGCCTTGAAGTACCTGCCCTCTCCGTTGGGAGAGAGCCAGTAGTGGACTCGCTTGTTCTGGTGGACCCGGACTCCGCCGAACACCCACCGCTCTTGGGTTGGCTCCTTGTTTTCCATGCCAAGCCTTTCTAGTTGGGGACGGACGGACACGGCCTTGGCCATGTCCTACCGACTCCGACTAGCGAGTACCCCCAACCAGGCGCGCGATCTTCAATGCGAGAGCCAGGGGTACGTTCTTCAGCTCGATGGTGTTGAGGTTCGAGCCGTCCCGGTCCACAGTCCACGTGCCACCAGGAACCCGTGCGTCGGCGTAATGAGAGAGCCGCCGGTCAGCGACTCTGGCTCCAGGAAGCTGGCGAGCGAGGTTGTCGAGCGCGCGTGTCCGCCGGTCGGTCTCGTCAATGTCCCGGTTGAGGCGGTCGATCACATTGTCGAGCGCGACCCGGTAGTCGGGGAGAAGCCTCCGATGGATCTCCCGAACGATGACTTTTGGGTCTCGCCCGTAGTACACGCCGATGCTCACAGTGTCGACATGTCCCAGTTGGGAGAAGGTCGATTGCGGGTAGGCGCCCTCGAACACGAGCCGATCGTTGATCTTCTCATCGAATCGAACCTTGATCTTCATGTTCTCCGGGCCGTCGATGTAGATCAGGTGCTCATGTCCCCGCCCGAGGTTCAACCGCCATCCCGCGCCCAAAGCAAGCACAACAGTGCCAGCGGCACTTCTTAGTCGTTCGGTCTTTGTGTCCACGTCATTCCTTCCGCTGGGCATGTACGGCGCAGGCACGGCCACGGCCGTGCCTCACCGAACAGGACAAGCGTCATGGAGACTCAAGGGCCATGCCGATAGCTGGCCAGAAGATGCGGTCGTAGTCGTTGCTCGCGAGTTCCTGTGCGAGGTACCAGGCCGCGGAGCCTTGGCGCGCCCACTTGACGACCGTTGACAGGAAGTCTTTCAACGCGCGGGAGCCCCCGAAGAGGTAAACTTTCCGGCCCTGAGCGGTCAGGATCTCCTCATTGTCCAGCCACATCAGCAAGAGGTCGGTGACGTACTGCTCCCGGGCACTGAGCGTGGGTGGGCGGGGGATGTCGGGCACCGATAAGCCGAGTGCGGTCATCGACCCAATCCTTTCGTATCCGTTCGGGAGAGTGGCATCACTCGTAGGTTCTGAGAACCGCGACCTCGCCACCAAGGCCCTTGACGAGCAGGTAGTCGGACGTCTCCGCGTAGCTCTGCCAATCGAAGGTCAGAGGCAGGACATTCGCGCAATACACCTTGTAGACCTCGGGGTAGAGTTCCTCGAACTCCGACAGAGCCCAATCCTCGACGCTGCCGAACTCTCCCACGTATGCATCGTCGAACGCGGCGATGCGCTCTTCTACAAGCTCGTCGGCATCATGGTTGAGCCATGCAGCCATGACTGCGCCATGCTCCGAGATCGCGGCACCCACGGCGACCACCTCCCGAAGGCTTGCGTACTCACCTACGTCGTAGCCGCAGAATCCCTCGTGGTCGTGAATCGCCCACTCTTCCGCAGGTCCCGACACGCTCCGTGAACTGGCTAGCAGCTCCTGAACGCCTGTCATCAACTCATCGAATTCGGTGGTCTGGTCGATCTCAAACCATCGTCCGTGATAGTAGCCATCGTTGTAATCGGACAACGACGCGACATAGATTCGTGGTGGCGTCATTTCAAGACTCTCTCTAGGTTGGTCATCACACAGAGCCGTGTACGGACATCGGAGTGCCCGTACACCACTCAATGCGGTGGCCGCTCTCGAATCACCTAGCTCGGATCCAGCCGTTCGATTCGACTTGTGCGGCAACCAGCCGGACAAGTGGCGTCCTTGTCGGGTAGCGCCCCTGTGGGCTCTCCCGACCAGGGGCACGAGTCCCCGATGTCGTTTGTGTGATCTGTCCATGTCGCGCCCCGCTGTTCCCACCAGGTTTCACCGGTGGCATCCACATGCGTCACGCCGTCACAGACGGTCGCGACACAGAAGCCGGACCAACATCCCTGAGACATACCATTCCTCTCTGATCGCGCATGGCCGGATACGTCACCAGGGACGCACCCCGCCAAGCGCGATCAGTCGGGATCGGCGTCCGACAACTCGCCGATGTCGACCGAATCGGATACGCCTGTCGCGTCGTTGGTGACATCCACCATGGGCGCGTACATCCGAATATCGCGCCACGCCAATCTGGCGGCCCGCTCCATGCAACAGGCATGGTCGACGGTGACCGAAAATCGGACTGTGTATCCCATGTTTTCTCTCCCAGGTTCAGAAGTCGGCAATGTGCATGACGTGTTGGCCTTCTGCTTCCGCGAGATAGACGGTCACGTCGTATGCGCGGACGCGTCTGCGCTTGAACGCAGGCATGGCCTGGAAAACTGCCACGGCCTTCTGCTGTGCCAGGTGCGTCGTGTCCGCGTGGACATCGGTTCTGCTCTGCCGGTATAGGCAGATGTAGCCATTCATGGCCAACCCTTCGGTCCGGTACAACACGGCGCAGGCATGGCGACGGCCATGCCTCACCGAATCGCGCCGATCACACAATCCAACCGAAAACCGTGCGGGCGGCGTACTTCATGGCTTTCTCATGGGCGGCGTTGACCACATTGGTCGCCCCTTCGCAGTACCATTCGTTGTCCGGGTACTCGTAGTACGCTACGCGGAATCTGTCCTCGAATGTGTCCCACAGCCAGTCCGCGTAGTCATTGTGGTCCACGACCGGATGACCGTAATACATGGCGACGAGCGGTACTTGAACATCGACCTCGTGTATCAGCTTGGATACCTCGATCGACAGATCGCTACCTAGGTACTGGTCCCAGTTCTCGTTTGCCAGCCTGGTCATGTGCTCCGAGTGCGCGTCGTCGGAGAGCAGAGGGTTGTCCGTCGTCGATTCGACAATCCGCGCCAGCAACTCAAGCCTTTGAACCGCATCCTCGGTGTCCTCGCTGTCGGGCCAAGCCTCTCCGACCTGGATCCACGCTGACCCATCGCCGTGGGTGCCGTTCTCGGACAGGCACACCCAGCCAGGGAACTCCTCTGCCAGCACGCGTGCGTTGACCACGTCGCAGCAGTCCCCCGAGTAGTCCGACCAGGAGAACAGGGTCAGGGTGTGCGCCTCGACGTCGTCGGTCGCGGCGCCGTCCGACATGACGAGCTCGTAGAGCGTCGTGTCAGGCACAGGGCCTGCGGCGTTGCGGTATCCGCAGTCGGCGGCGACGCGCACGCTCGGACTCGCCATGATGCCTTGCCACGCGTTCACCACGCGTTCGTACTGCGCTGGTGAGTAGGGCCATGCGATTTTCATTGCTCCACCTGGGAAAGTTGAGTGTCGAGTGGACAAGGGGGGACACGGCGCGTGTCCGTGCCCCGACTTGCCCGATCGAAACTCAGAAGTCGACTCCGACGCACGCGGTGATCCAGGTGTGCGCGTTGGACTCGATCCGCCCGCCCGCATCGGCGCACCTGGCCTCGTGGCCATCATCGGGTCGCATGACCAGGATGACCGTGTCGCCGGGTTCGGCGTTGAACTGGTGGCCGTAGTCCTCGGGAACGTAGATCGTCTGCGGGGGGCGAAGGCTTCCGATCGGGGTATCGACCGCATGGGTGGTCTGTGTTCCGGCCGCCAGAGCGGCCCCGACCACCACCAGCGCGGCCGCGGCGATCATCGAGAGACGTAGTCTCATCTTTGATTCCTTTCAAGTTTGGTGTTTCAACCCCGGTGGACAGACATTGCCTGTCCACCGGATTCAGACGCCAAACTTCGCGGGTCGGACGTTTTCGACGTACCATCCCTCGTACATGAACTGCGCCACCGATTTTGTGACGTTGTGAAAGACCATGACATGCGGGTCCCAATGGGCCTCGATGCCCAGCCAGGTTGCGAACCACCAGCGGACGCACACAGTCGTTCCGCCAGGGGCGGTTCGCCATGCGTAGCAACGTCCAGCACCGAGGTCATCCGTTCCGTCGCCGATGGCATGCTCAGTGATCATTTCTTCTTCCCTTTCGATCGCTCAAGGCCCCACACGGATAGGAAATGGACAGATGATGGGCCGATGCTTAATCGGAATCCATCACGTTGAGCCATTCCCGTGTGGGGGTATTCAACGATCAAACCTTGCGTGTACTGCGATTGCGATTTCCGGTAGCGACCTTGCGATATTTCCTCGCTCACCCCGAGGGGAAGCGATGGTCTATCTCGGAGCGCATACGGTCCCCGTGTTGACCGGGGTCGATATCGAAGGGTCACCCTCGCTTTCCGAGGGCTGTCCCGCTGTTCCGGATCAGCCGGCCAGGGGGTTCGGGTGGCTCTGGGCACGGCTCCTACTCGCCATCCGTGCCGGTCATCGCGTGTCGCTCTCCCGGGGAACCGGGGTCGTCGCGCTAGCACCCGCCTGCCTGACCGCCGCGTGGTTCCGTCCGGTCGGTCGTACATGGGTAGTCGCTATGGAGTTCTCAAGGAACGGGGTGTGGCCTGTGCGCGGTTCCGTGAAGGGGGACCGTCTGCCGATGAGGGCGGCACTCGGGGAGGCGCTTCGGCCTGACTTCGGCCGTTCCGCCTGGCCCCGGTTGGCCTGACAACGAGAACTGTACGCAGGCGATCTGTCCGAAGTACAGTTAAAGTGACGGCGCTCACATCGACATCTGTTTCCGCAGGTCAAGGCGTCGCAAACAGCCTGGTAAAGGTGGGATGTTTACCAGGTGCTGCCTGATCGGGCACGGCGGATGTCACGCACCCCCCCGACGTGACCCCCCTAGGAAGGGTGAGGGGAGCACAGCGACCCGAGCCCGGTGACACCCCCTGCCGGGGCGCTGCAGCTCTAGGCCGACCCGTTGGTCGGCCCTTGCCCGTGACACCCCGGCCGCGGCCTCTGGCGCGGCCCGTGGAGCGCGTCAACGCGCCCGAGGGGATAGGGGTGTTGGTGTCCGGTTGGAACGGCTCAAGCCGTGCCGGGCGCCTGCCCGGGGACTGGCCTGCCCGCAGGGCTGCCACGCTCGCCAGGGACAGGCACAGGTGCCAGCTCCGTGGACCCCTGTGTGTCGGGCTGGCGTCCGAAGTCGATCACGTTCGCCCCGGTGACGATCACGACCTGTCCAACCTGCGGGCCGTCTGCCGTCCCTGCCACGCAGGGAAGTCCGCTCAGGAAGGGCACGCCGCACGGGCCCGGCTGGCGCTGCTCCGCAGACGCCCCGCCGCACGGCACCCGGGAATGCTGACAGGAATGGCGCAGCCGCGTATACCGCATTGGGAATAGGGCGGCTAGAGAAGAATTGCGGGTGCGGCGTAGGCCGCACTCGGGTTGTGCAGTGCGCGGGTTAGGGTAGGATTTGCATTGCTGGTTGACAGTGAGAATATTGTTCGGCCCCCAGGGGGTATACCCCTGCCGGGCCGCCGCTGATCGGCCGTCATAGCGCCTGACCGTTCTTGTACGGGTTTCAGGTCCGCCAGGCGACGACCTCAACCTGTTCGATCACCAGTGAAGTCCGAAGGTGCAGGAAGCCGCGAGCGGCCCCCTGCACCTACCGCAGAATTGCCCCAGATTTGCGCGGTTGCGCCTATCCCCAGACGGACGATGTGTCCGGTCTTGCGATTCAGGGAGCCTCGGTGATCTTCACCGAGAACGCCTGCGGGTAATCCTTGTTCGGGTGGGGGTGGATGGACCCGGTGAACGACACCGTGTCTCCCGCCCGTATAGCGCTCTCGACTTCTGAGCTGAGATCAGTCCTGGAGAAGAACCAGGAACGTCCCGTCTCATCGTGGATGAAGCCGAACTTCTCTCCAGCCAGTAGCCGGTTGACGACACCGTGACGTCGACCAGCGTCGAGCGAGGACGATTGCACCCGTTTCAATAAGGCAATCGTCGCGTCGAATGCCTCGACACGCCCCCGGGCCGCCACGCCCGCGAACCGGACTTGCTCATTCTCGCGTGTTACCCCAAACTTCTCCGCTTCTTCTCTGGAGTTGAACGGACCGATATCTACCGCGGCTTCCACTGTCTCAAACCGCGCGTCGAAACGCGTAGTCATGATCTAGGTATAGCCGATGCACGTGCATCGTGCACACGCAGGGGTGCCGACCTGCCGGGATTCACCCGTTCGGCGGTATGTCAAGCCTGACCTGCGGTGACGCCGCGCACCCTAGTAGTCCGATCGGGCCTACGCCACCCATTTCGGACATGCGGGAAAGTTGATCTTGGCCGTGCCTGACCGTCGACCGGAGCGCCTCCGGTGACTACCCGCATACAGTGTTTAGTTTGTTGGAGGTGGCCTCATGTCCGCCAGGGGGCCTATCCCCAAGAGGTCGGATCAGCGCGTTCGTCGAAACAAGGACAGCGGCGCCCCGATCCAACAGGTTGCAGCTATTGGTGCGGTAGACGTTCCCGCTCTCAGCATCCCTGATGCCCATCCGATGATCGAGGACTTCTATCGAAGCCTCATCGACTCGGCACAATCCCGATTCTATGAGCCGTCTGATTGGCAGTTCGCCCGTTTCACTCTTCACTTCGCCGACCGGCTGGTAAAGAGTTCTAAGCCAAGCGCTCAAATGCTTACGGCGGTGAACAGCGCTCTGACCGACCTCCTTGTTTCCGAGGGGTCGCGTCGCCGAGTTCGCCTGGAGATCGAGCGCGAGCAGGCTGCGGGCACCGTGATCGACGTCGCGGAGATGTTCCGCCAGCAGCTTACGGCCGCCTCGTAGCGCGACTCAGCCGTCGCGATCCGGACGTCGGCGGATCGCGTAGTCCGGAACCATCTGCTCGCGAAGCCACAGTTCCGATCTTCTGCCATCGGCGTACTTGACGCCGAAGTTGACGATGGCGACCCAGTCGCCGCTGACGGTCGGCACCCAGTGCGTGAGCGTGGCCGGCGCGTGGCCACTCAGGTCGATGCCCGCGCCGTTGATGTGGTTGGGCCTGCCAGGTCCACGTACGTACAACCAGTCGAGACAGACGAAGACCCGGTCCGGCGGCGTCGTGAGGCCGTGGTTCGCGTCGATCACCCGTGGGGCGGTCCCCTCGGTCCTCGGCAGATCCTCCATCGAACTCATGTTCGACACAGTAGCCCGACTCCCGTGATCGAGTCGAGTCCACACGAAACGATCTTGCGCCTCGTAAAGGTCCCGTCCTAGGCGGACGGTCGACGGCGCTCAACACCTACCGGGAGACAATCCGTGGCCTCGTGGGGCGAAGACGCCAGCCTGATCGCGCCGGAGCAGCCAACAGCGGCATCGAGTTCGGACCACGGTGCGATCAGCCTGGGTACCCGGATGACATCCACCACTGCCGGCCGGATCACCGCCGTGTTGTGGTACTGCCCCGCCGGGTGGCAGGCCGCTGGCACCGTCTACGCGTCGGTGTATCGAAGCCCGTCCGACCGAGCCGCGCACGTGGCACTCCCCGCCCCGATACCGGGGGCATGGAACCGCGTCGCGCTGCCCGCCCCGGTGGAGCTGCCCGCGGCCTCCTCCTGGACCGTCGCGGTCTGGCTACCTGCCCGCGCGAGCGGCGGCGACTACGCGTATACGCCGGCCAAGCTCGGTGGCCCTGTCGTTCGAGGAGACCTGACCGGGACGGGCGGAGCGTTCGACTACTCGATCGGTGCCGTGTTCCCGAGCAACGGCACGCCCACGTGGTTTGGCGTGGACGTCGTGTGGCAGGCCGCGGTGACCGACCCGACGACGATCCCGCCCGGATTTCCCACCCAGAGCACGACCGGCCCCGCGCCCGGCACCACGTTCACGACATACGCAGGGCCTACGACGATCCCACCAGGCAGCTACCTCGGGATGCGTTTCCCCGAACTGCCGCCGAGAGGGTTCTACGACAGCAACGCGGCCGACCTGATCTTCCGGGACTGCGAATTCAACAGTGGCCTGGTCCTTCGCGGTGACCGCCTGACGATGGAACGCACCCGGATCGCCGGCGGCTTGTCCCTCTCCGGCGTCGACACCGCTCTCCTGAGACTGATCGACGTTCACCACTCCGGCACCGATCTTCTGCACATCACCTCCGACAGCGGGCAATGCTCAGACATCACCATCTCCGACTCGGTGTTCCGCAACCCCGTGCCGATCGAGGACGCACACTCGGACGGACTCCAGGTCCGAGGAGTCCGAGGGCTCACGATCCGGCACTGCTCGTTCGACATGGGGCCGTGGGTGCTCGTAGCGGGCAAGGACACCCTGAACTCCTGCGTCTTCTTGCAGAACGCTCAAGGCGGCAATCATGACGTCCGCATCGAGGACACCTACCTCGACGGCGCCGGCTTCGCACTGGTCGTCGATGTGGTGCACGGACGCCTGATCCTCAAGGGAAACCGTTGGGGAGTCCAAGATCATCATGGCCCGGTCTCGCTGACCGGCGCGGTCCCCACGCTGGCGCAGGACAACCGCCGGTATGTCTCGGGCACTTTGGTCATCCCGGACACGCTCGGTGTCGACGACCTTTCGATCACCTGGACTCCGCTTCGGCCACAATGGACATTCGACGTGAAGGACTTCTAGTGGAGCTGCGTCAAACCGCCGGCGAGAAGAAGTTCCTGGCCGTCACCGTCGCCACGACCACGGCAGTGGACACCGAAGACCTCGTCATCAGGTTCGCCTTCACCCCCTACGCCGCGCAGGCCCCGGGAACGACATGGCATCCCGGGCAGTGGCTCAGTCCGATCAAGACGGCCCGCATCCTCCTCGGTGTCGGAGCAGTACCCCTGCCGACCGGGCTGCTCAAGGTCTGGATCTCGGCGAGCAACGGAACCGAAGTCGTGTTCGACGTGCTCGGCACCATCCGGGTCAGCTAGTCGCAGCTCCGTCGACCGAACCGCGGCCTCCGCGCACACCTCGCTCACGTGAAACCGGCTGTGGACCGTGTTTCGGCTCCATCGACGGGATTCCATGACGCAGGACCAGTTCCTCCCTGCGCCGGGTCACATGATCGGTCCGACCTGGCGACGTTCGCACGACGGCAAGTGGTGGCTCCCGCAGCGGACCCTCGGCTGGTCCATCCTCAATTGGTTCGCAACGTATGTCGCTCAGCCCAATGGTCCGACAGCAGGGCTCCCTTTCTTGCCCACTCTGGAACAAGCGCGATTCATTCTCTGGTGGTACGCGGTTGACGAACGCGGCCGGTTCGTTTATCGCGCAGGTATTCTTCGAAGAATCAAAGGATGGGGCAAGGACCCAATTTGTGCGGCGATGAGCCTTGCCGAACTATGCGGACCTACCCTATTTTCACACTTCGACACAAAAGGTGATCCAGTCGGCAAGGCGCATTCGTCGCCGTGGATTCAAATCGCGGCCGTCAGCCAGGACCAAACGCGGAATACTTTCTCACTGTTCCCCGCAATGGCCACGAAGCGGCTTCGAGAAGAGTTCGGCCTCGATCTGAACAAGACCGTCATCTACAGCAGGGCAGGCGGGATCATCGAGGGTGTCACCTCCAGCCCACTCGCGCTCGAAGGAAAGCGGCCCACGTTCTGTGTGCTCAACGAGGTGCAATGGTGGCTACAAGCCAACGACGGCCACTCGATGTTCAACGTCATCGAAGGAAACATCACTAAGAGCCGCGACGGCGAAGCGCGCTACCTGGCCATCTGCAACGCGCACATCCCGGGCCAGGATTCGATTGGTGAACGTCTATGGGACAACCACCAAGCAGTCCTGAGCGGACAAGCAATCGACACGCGCATCCTCTACGACGCTCTTGAAGCACCAGCGACGACGCCGGTATCGGAGATCCCCAACCCGGACGATGACCTTGAAAGGCATCGAGACGGGATCGAGCAACTGCGTGCCGGTATCGCGGTCGCAAGAGGAGACGCGACCTGGCTCGACCTGGACGTCATCATCGCGTCCATTCTCGACATCAACAATCCGGTTTCGGAGTCACGCCGGAAGTTCCTGAATCAGATCAACGCATCCGAAGACGCGTGGATCGCGCCTTGGGAGTGGGACTCCTGCCAAGGAGATGTCACGCTGGAAGCGGGAGACCGAATCACGCTCGGATTCGACGGTTCCAAGGGCTCCGACCACACCGCGCTCGTCGCATGCCGCATCTCCGATGGCGCGATCTTCCCGTTGAAGATCTGGAATCCAGAACTGCATGGCGGTCAGATTCCTCGGGACGACGTCGACGCGATGGTTCACTGGACGTTCGCCAGATTCGATGTGGTCGCCTTCCGTGCCGATGTGCGCGAGTTCGAGGCGTATGTAGACCAATGGGGTGCGAAGTATCGCCGGCGACTCAAGTACAAGTCGTCACCGACCAACGCGGTCGCGTTCGACATGCGCGGGAACAAGAAGAGATTCGCCCTGGATTGCGAACGATTCCATGACGCGGTCCTCTCCTTGGAGATCACCCACTCCGGGAACTCGCTGCTCCGCCAGCACATCCTGAACGCGCGCAGGCATCCGACAGTCTATGACGCCATCACGATCCGAAAAGCGAGCAAAGACAGCAACCGAAAGATCGACGCCGCCGTTTCGGCCGTACTCGCTTTCGGTGCCCGGCAGGAGATCCTGATGAGCAAACATAATCGAGGGCGGAAGGTGGCTGTACTGCGTGGCTGACTATTCCGGGCCGGTGGAAGAGTTGGCGCACCAGATCGCAACCAATCGTCCTCGGCTCGATCTCTCTGCCGACTACTACGAAGCGACATATCGGCTTCAAGCAATCGGACTCGCCGTCCCCCCTGAGATGAGGGCACTCACGGCCCACATCGGCTGGCCTCGCATGTACTTGGACAGCCTCGAAGAGCGGCTGGACATCGAAGGGTTCCGGCTCGGCCAGGACACCGGCGCGGTGGATCGGCTATCCGACTGGTGGCAGGCCAACTCGCTCGACGAAGAGAGCGGCCTCGCCCATCTCGACGCGTTCATCTACGGCAGGTCCTACGTCACCGTCGCGGCACCGAGCGACGAAGACGAGCCCGGTGTTCCGGTGATCCGTGTCGAGTCCCCTGTATCCATGCTCGCCGAGACCGACCCACGGACGCGCAGGGTCACCCGCGCCCTGCGTCTGTACCGGAGCTCGGATCAGACATGGGCCACACTCTACCTACCTGATCGCACCGTCCCGATGACCCTGCGCCGCGACAGATGGGAAGTCGACGGTCCGGTCGTGGAACACCGCCTGGGCATCGTTCCCGTGGTACCGCTCCTCAACCGCGAGCGGCTGTCAGACCGCCACGGGCGAAGCGAGATCACCCCAGAGATCCGCAGCCTCACCGACGCAGCCTCTCGAATCATGATGGACATGCAGGCCGCGGCCGAGATCATGGCGGTCCCGCAGCGTGTCCTCTTCGGTGTCGAAGCCGAAGATGTGGCTGGCGGGGGAACGCCGACAGAGATCATGGATGCCTATCTCGCCCGCATTCTCGCTTTCGAGAACGAGGGCGGCAAGGCGTTTCAGTTCACTGCGGCTGAGCTTCGCAACTTCGTCGAGGTTCTTGAGCAACTTGCGAAACACGTCGCGTCCTACACCGGGCTGCCACCACAGTATCTCGCCTACAACAGCGACAACCCTGCATCTGCGGAGGCGATCCGCAGCAGCGAGGCACGCTTGGTGAAGAAGTCCGAACGCAAGGCACGGATGTTCGGCGGAGCGTGGGAAAGCGTGATGAGGCTGGCCATCCGTGTCATTGACGGGTCAGTGGCGCCAGAGTTGAACCGGCTCGAAGTCGTCTGGCGTGATCCCTCCACTCCGACATTCGCCGCCAAGGCAGACGCCGTGATGAAGCTCTACGCCGGCGGCACGGGGATCATTCCGCGCGAGCAGGCGAGGATCGACATGGGGTACACGCTCGAACAACGCGATGAGATGCGGCGCCTCGATGATGCGGACCCCCTGTCTCGGTTGAACGCACTCGTGGGTTCCCCTGCCGACGCACAAGCCGCGGACGCAGGTCGATTCGAGACGGCCGCGTGACCGCACCGGCACCCGGTCTGACCTACAGCCAGTACGTGCTGCGCCAGGCCGCCATCGTGTCCGCTCTCGCTCGGATCTTGGTGGTGCTGCTAGCGCCGTATCGCGTGTTGCGGCTGGGGCCGGGACTCTGGCAGTCGCTCCTGACGGCGGTCTTCCCCCACGTCGATCGTGCTCGCACGTTGTCGGCATCACTGGCGAGGGAGTTCTACGACGCCGAACGTCTCCGCCAGCTCGCGGACGGAGCGACACAGCAACGTGACAACGAGCACCAGGCGGTGCCAGCCGGGCGAGACGACCCGCCCCGGAGTCGGCATCCGGTCGACCTGCCCGGATACGACCCTCGGTGGCTGGCCGAGTCCTTGGAACCTCATCGCGCCGCACTGTCCCTGCCGAACGCCTCGGCGACGGCGTTGGCCCAAGTCGTCTCGATCGCTGCCAAGCACGCAGAGGACGCGGGCCGTAAGACCACGTTGCGGGGGATCAAGGACGACAAGGAAGCAGTCGGGTGGGCCAGGGTCGCAGGCGGCGGTGAGAGCTGCGCGTTCTGCACGATGCTGATCAGCCGCGGACCGGTCTACCTCTACGCATCAACGGCGGGTCTCGATACCGATGACTTCACCGCCGGGCAGGCAGCGAAGAAGCTGGTCAAGTCGGGGGACAGCACGCTCGTCGACGAGCTGATGACCCGCTGGCACCCCCACTGCGACTGCAAGGTGGTTCCTGTTTTCCGACTTTCCGCATGGTCGGGCAGAGACGCCTATCTAGAGGCGCAGTCTCTGTGGGAAACCGCAACCAAAGGGCTCCGTGGCAAAGACGCGTTGAACGCGCTACGGAGAGCCCTCTACGCAGGTGAACGCGACGAGGACGTTCCCGTCCCCTTGCGCCCCGCAGCCTAGTCACTTCTCCCAATCTCTTGGCGCCCCCGGTGGGCGCCCTTTTTGTGCCCTGGAGGCATTCATTATGTCTGGTTCCACGGTCGAACCGAGCGCATCGGCGACCAATGTTAACGACCTCCCTGAATGGGCGCGGAACGAACTGTCCAGCGTCCGGCAAGAAGCCGCAACTCGTCGTGTCGAGCTGCGAGCGAAGGAGGCCGACGCTACCGCGGCCCTGAATCGGGTCACGGAGCTGACCACCGCGAACGCTGATCTCGAAGCCCAGCTCGTCGCCTCCAGTGCGGAACTCCTACGTCTCAGGATCGCATTGGAGTCCGGCGTACCCGGGGACAAGGCCGCCGACTTCGCGGCCCGTTTGAAGGGTTCGACCGAAGACGAGCTTCGCGTGGACGCGGAGTCCGCCAAGTCGCTCTTCGGCGCTTCCACCTTCTCAGCTCCAGCTATCGACCCCTCGCAGGGGCGCGGCAACGAGACGCCGGTCGCAATCACTCCACAGGCCGCTTTCGCGGAAATGATCCGCGCACAGTTCGAGAGCCTTCACCGATAGGACGCACCCAACTTAATGCCTGCTGCTGGTAACCGGACTGATCAGGGCTATCTGAGTCGCCTCCCGGCTAATCGACTTCCTCGCGAAGTGGTCGGAGACATCTTTACCAAAGCCAAGGATCAGTCGATTCTGCTTTCCCTCGGTCGAGAGATCCCCGTTTCGATCAACGAAACGGTCATCACGACCGGAGACACCTTCCCCGAGGCCGGACAGGTCGGCGGCACCACGCTCGCCAGCCGTGAAGGCGCGGAGAAGCCCCTCCAAGGTATCGGGTTCGGCACCTCGAAGAGCTTCAGCCCGATCAAGCTAGCCGTCATCGTCACCGTTGGCGATGAGTTCGCCAAGGCTAATGTGGACGGTCTCTACACCGACCTCGCCGCCAAGCTGTCCGGGGCGATCGCGAGGGCGGCGGACCTCGCGGCCTTCCACAACCGGGACGCCATCACCGGTCTTCCGCTGATCGGCACCACCGCTTCGTCGTACGTGAACGCCACCAGCAACAGGGTGGAGCTCAACTTCCGCAGGGACGCCGCTCCCGATCTCGTGGATCAGCTCCTGGCCGGGGTGGACCTAGTCGAGGACGACGAGGCCAAGAACTTCGAGGTGAGTGGCTTCGCGGCGGTCTCCCGCATGCGGACGAAGCTCGCGACCCAGCGGGACAAGAACGGTAACCCCGTCTTCATCGGTGACTACCCGGGCAGTGGCGCGCAGATCAATCTGCGTGCTCGCATGGGAAACCTGTTCGGTGTTCCGATCGCCTTCGGACGGTCGGTGAAGGGCAAGCTCGGCGCCTACGCGGGATCGAAGGTCAAGATGTTCGCCGGCGACTGGACTCAGCTCGCCTGGGGCTTCGCCGACGAGATCCGCGTCAAGGTGAGCGACCAGGCCACGGTCGGTGGAGTCAGCATGTGGCAGACCAACCAGATCGCGGTGCTGGCCGAGGCGACTTTCGGCTGGATCGTCAACGACACCGCAGCTTTCGTCGCCTACGACGACGCCGTCGTAGACGCTGCCCCCGCGTGACCTGGGTGGGACGCCCCCTACCGGGCGTCCCACCTCTCGGACGAATAAGAGAGAGTCCCCGAACACCCATGGCCCAACTGACAAGCCCGCGAGGGGTGAAGGTCTTCGTCGCCGACGACAAGGTGGCCCAGCTCGCCCTGCTGGGGTACGTCCCTGTCACCCCGGATGAGCCCGAGCCCGAGGCCGCGGCGCCCCGCAGGCGCGGTAGGCCCCGAACTCGGACCGAGGACTCCGCCCCGGTAGGTGAGTGATGGCCTACGCGACATCCTCCGATGTCGAAGACCGCCTTGGCCGCGAGCTGGACGACAGCGAGACCCAGATCGTCTACACCCGGCTTGAGGACGCCGAGACCCTGATCCTCGCCAAGATCCCCGATCTGCACACCCGGGTCACCGCGAACACTGTGCCGCGCTCGGTCGTCACCATGATCGAGGCAGACGCGGTCCTGAGACTCCTTCGCAACCCGAACGGATTCAGCGGCGAGACCGACGGCAACTACTCCTACCAGCTCTCACGCGACGTGGCATCCGGAAAGCTGGAGATACTGGACAGCGAGTGGGCTCTATTGGGGATTCGACGAAAGCGGTTCGTCATCGCGCCCCGGCTCCCAGTGCCAACGTTCCTCGTTGGGCGATGCTGCAACCCCAACTATCCCATCGAGTCCTGCCTGTGCCTTCGAGAGGCGAACACAGATTAGCCTTCTGGACAGAACGAACTACGACGTCGTGGTCTACATGGAAGAGAAGTCAGCGGACTCCGATGGCAACATCGTGACGCGCCCCTCGTCCGTGGGTTTTCCGGCGCGGGCAATGATCCAGGTTCTCGCACAATCCGGTACGTCCGCCAGGCGCTCCGAGCAGGACAACGAAGGATTCGAAAGCGAGGAAGTGTACCGCTTGCGATTCGCCCGGTCCTTCCCGTACCGATTGGGCGCACAAGCGCGCATCGAGTGGCGTGGCCAATACTGGGCGATCATCGGCGAGGCCCGAATCTATGCGGGCTCTCGCAGCACGGCGCACGTCGACTACACGATTCGCCGCACCTAGTCAGGCACCGAGGCCATCGAGAGCGAACCCGAAAAGCAAAACCACAAAACTCAACAGCTTGATGGTTTTCACGGTTCGATCGTGCCCGTAGACCCAGATCGCGGCGAACAGAAGCACCACCCGGCCAAATGACGTGACGATGACGCCAGTCAACAGGCTAATCCCGGATACAAGAACGATCCGCGGCGCGTCACAGTAGACCAGCACTGTCAAGGCGACAACGAGCGGGATCGTCAGCAGTGTCACTGCCCGCTCCTGGACGGTCAGGTCGATTCCTGCGAGTCGCTTCTTCGGCTTCTCGGCGCGACGGTTCGCCCATGCCTGTATGCGCTCGGGGCCGACAAGGTCCACGACGATGACGGCCGCAGCGATCAGCGTAAGCAGCTTCCCGAGGCGAGCCCACCAGAGAATCTTCATCCCCCACAGGTATGCATCGCGCAGCGTGGGATCTCCCGCTGCCCACCTGCTCAGGGCCTCGCCAACCGATACGTGATCCATTCTTCGCCTTTCCGTGGAGACTCGCTTTGGCCCGACGATATTCAGCCAGGTACATCAACGATGTTGTAGCTCACTTGGCGGGCGTGGTGGATTCGGTTCACGACACCGCCACCCGCATCGGCATTGAAGCCGAATCTCGACTCGACCGCCACCGGTACCGGGGTGAAGCCCGGATCGAGGTAGAGCGTGGAGGTAAGACCGACTCGTTCGTGTCGCTTGTCGACCCGGCCGCTCGGAGTATCGAGTTCGGACACCGGCACAACTTCACTGGCCGATGGGTCCCAGGGCTCTACATCGTGACCGGTGCCGCTCACCGGTTCTAATCGCAGGACGGACTTTGGCTACGCGAACAATGCCGCGAATCCAAGAAGTGGTTATTCCGGTACTGCGGGCAAATCTGCCGGGAGTCACCGTCACATCCTGGGTCCCTAAAGTAGACCATCGAGACTTTCCGCTGCTGAACATTCGCAGGCTGGGTGGACTTCCGAAGGACGTCCGGCGACTGGACATGCCGGTCATCGAAATGACGGCATACAGCCGCGATGGGCTGATCGCCACCGAGAACCTTTATCTGGATGCGCGCCAGGTGCTCTGGGACATGGTCCGCGATCAAACCGTCACTCCACGCGGATATCTTCACAGCTACTTCGAAACCATGGGCCCGTCCCAATTCGACAGCCCGTACGACGACTCCTGGCGAATCCAAGGTTTGATCCAACTCGGGCTTCGCCCGCTCAATCCGTAGGAGTTTCGCCGATCTATGGCGCTCAATGACGATGCGGTTTTCACCGCCGCAAAGGGATACATCCTCACCGCCCCAGTCGGCACCGCGGCCCCAACCCCGACCGCGATCGACTCCTTCAATCCAAACACCGGCCTGTCGCCGTGGATCAGCATCGGACACACGTCACGGGAGGACTTACCCGAGTTCGGTTTCGACGGGGGCGAGACCGAAGTCCGGGGAACGTGGCAGAACGAAGCCCTCAAGTCCGTGACCACGGAAGCGGCGGTCGACTTCGTCACCTTCTCGCTGCACCAGTTCGACGAAGAGGCCCTGTCGCTCTACTACGGGGTGACGAACAGTTCGTCCACGACCGGAGAGTTCTCGGTCGCGGCGGCCTCGACGTCCGCCACCGAGCGCGCGCTGCTGATCGTCATCGTGGACGGACCCACGTCGATCGGCTTCTATGCCCGCAAGGCCGCAATCCGACGCGAAGACGCCATCGAGCTGGCCACTGACGAGTTCGCCCGCCTACCACTGCGCGCCACCTTCCTCAAGGACGGTGCGAACCCACTGTTCTCGTGGATCTCTCTCGACACCGACGTCAACCCGGCGCCTTGAGGCCCGGAACGCGCGGCTCTTGGCGGACCTCAGCGCTTTCCGCCCCACGGCATGGTCCGCCGAACACCCCAGTTGAAAGGTTCGCCGCCGCCCGATGCCCAACATCTTCACCCTCTCCGACCTCCGCGCGGATCTTGACCGCGAGTTCGCCCCACTGACCCTCGACCTGGGCGAGGGGGTTGTCACACTCAGGAACCTCATGCGTGTCTCCGAGGACGAGCGAGCCACCGTGCTCACCGCCCTGTCCGAGGTCGACGAGCTGCATCACTCCGAAGACGACTCCACGACCACCACCCCCGAAGACCTTGCCCGGCTCGCCCGCGCGGTCGAGACGATCCTGTCCGTCGTCGCCGAGCCCGGCCGCGGCGATGCTGTCGTCCGAGCGTTGGGTGGAGACCTGATGCTGTCCATGAAGGTGATGGAAGCCTGGGCGGAGGCGACTCAGCCGGGGGAAGCGCAGCACTCGCCGAGCTGATCGACAAGCACGGCGAGGAACTTGTCGCAGACTTCCTCCTCTACTACCGCCTGGACCTACGTATGGCGCTCGTGCCTGGGTCCGGCCTCTCCGCTCGCCGGGCGCTCGCCTTGGTCAGGCAGCTCCCCCCGGAGTCTGCGACCGTCGCCGCAATTCGCGGTGGACCTCGGTTTCGCGGCTGGGGGCCTGACAGGTACCTCATGGCGAGGCTCATCGACACCGTCACCAATCACGCGTACGCGTTCGTAGCGGCCAACTCCAAGCGGAAGCCGAAGCCACCCGATGCCGTGACACGCCCGGACACCCGCGCTCGCAAGCGCGCCCGAGGCGACTTCTCCGCCTTGGCCGCCGCCCGTATCTCAGCGGTGAGAAAGCTCAAGGAAGGTATGGATGGCGAAAGGCCCCGGCGGTAAGGAAGTCGACCGCGTAGCCGTTCGAGTCGCTCCCAACACCAGCAAGTTCGCCAAGCAGCTCCGGGCTTTTCTCAAGAATCTGAAGAAGATGCTCCGCCTCACGGTGCCAGTCGAGCTAGATATCAAACACGCACGACAGTCCATGGCCCGGCTGAGACGAGATCTCGCCAAGCCCGTGAAGGTCGCCGTCCAAGTCGATGCGAAGAAGCTGGACACCAGCCTCCCGCGAATCGACATGTCCGGTTTGAATCTCGACCTGGGACCAACTGAGACGTTGATCGGCAACATCCTCGTCAAATGGATGCAGACCGAGAGGTTCCTCGGTCTGGTACGGCGGAGAGCAGTCGAGGTAGCCCGCGAGACACTGAACATCGCGAAGCGCACCGCCAATGTTCGCGCACACTGGCGCTATGTCGGCGGAAAGCTGACACAGGCCGCCAAGTCTATTCGCGCGATCAAGGCCGACGGCTTCTATAAGAATCTCCTCCGAACCGGTGACGCACTTGCTGGTGCCACCGGTCGAATGGGCCGGTTCGGGATCGCCGCCACGAGAACCCTCGGACGGACCACAACCCGCCTTGCCCGGGGCGCTGCATCGGCTGTCGGCACCATCGGTTCAGCACTGGGAAGCGCGGTCGGTTCGCTCGGCAAGCTCGGCCGCGCGGGATGGATCGCCGTAGGGGTCTTCACCCTCGCTGCTCCCGCAATCGGACTCGTCAGCACATTGCTGGCCGGCTTGCCGTCATTGGGCCTTGCGGCAGCCGCCGGAATCGCGGCGGTATCCCTCGGGCTGGACGGAATCAAGAGGGCCGCAGCTCAGCTCAAGCCAAACATCGCAGCGCTCAAGGCGTCGCTATCGGCGAACTTTGAGAGCGGTCTTAAGCCGGTATTCGCACAGCTCAAGCGCGTCTTCCCCGTTCTCGACCGGGGTCTCAACAAGGTCGCTGACGGCGTCATCGTCATGGCGCAGTCCTTCGTGGACGTAGTCACGTCCGCGCAAGGTCTTCGCCAGATCGAGGCCATCCTAGGCAACACGGGGAAGTTCTTCACACAGCTTTCCCCGATGGTTCGGGACGGCACGAGCGCATTCTTGGCACTCGGAAAGGCCGGTAGCGAGCAGTTCGGCCTTCTGGCCTCAGTCCTTAACAAGTTTGCACAGGACTTTCGGGCTGCAACCGACCGAGTCATCTCCGACGGCTCTTTCAAGCAAGGAATATCTGGGCTTGCAAAAGTAACAAGCTCCCTGCTTGACGTTTTCGTAAAGCTGTTCGAATCCGGCATCCGAGTAATGGGCCAGATCGGCGGCTCGTTGTCCGAGCTGATTTCGGCGGTCGGTGACGCCGCAGTGGTCCTGCTGCCAATTCTAGGCACCCTGACCAATCTGGTCTCGAAGGTCTTGACCCAAGGGCTTCGCGCACTCATTCCCGTCGTCGAGGCGCTTCAGCCAGCCTTCGAGCTGCTTGCAGAAATGGTGGGGACACTCCTCGGAGACGGGGCAATAGGCGGCCTAGCTCCCATTCTCCTAGAGCTGGCTCGGGTGGTCAATTCCGTCCTGGTAATGGCGCTTCGCGCCATCCAGCCAGCAATCGGCCCCCTAGTCGATTTCCTAGTCCAACTTGGGCGGATCGTGGGGGATTTCCTCGCGGGTGCGTTCCGCGAGCTGGAACCGCTCCTGACTGAGCTTTCGAAGATTCTGTCCGAATTGCTGATTGCCGCCGTTCCGCTTTTGCCTTCTTTGCTTGAGATCGCGCGAGTCGGATTCGGCGTACTGCTGGCAGTTCTCTCTCAGCTCGTCCCGCCCGCCGTGGAATTGGCTCGCGTGGCGCTCCCGATTCTGGTGGATATTGTTCGACTGGCTGTGCCTGCGGTGGCTCAGCTCGCAAAGATCCTAGGTGGGCTTCCTCTCGCGGAACTCACTGGCGCGATCGTGCAGTTCCTGATTCCGGCGTTCAATGCTGTTCTAGTCGCGACGCGAGCGGTTTGGCCACTGGTCTCCGGGATCATCAAAGGCGGCCTCGATTTTGCGATCGGTCTGATTCGATTATTCGTCGGTCTTCTAACCGGAAACTGGCAACTTGCCTGGGAAGGCGCCAAGCAGATCTTGTCTGGCGCCTGGGTCGCGCTCAAGAATGGCTTCACGCTCGGATTGCGCGCGCTGTACGAGCTGGTCGTCGGAATCCCGATGGGGATCCTTCGCAGTCTTGGGAATCTTGGCAGCCTCCTGTATGACGCCGGAGCTTCGATCATTTCCGGGCTGATCGACGGAATCCGCTCGATGTTCAACTCCGCGCTGAACTGGGTGGGTGGACTTGTCTCCGACATTCGAGACTTGTTCCCGTTCTCACCGGCGAAGAAGGGTCCTTTCTCAGGTAAAGGCTACACCCTGTATTCCGGTCGCGCTCTCGTCAGCGACTGGGCAAAGGGCATCCGCGACGGCACGCCGGCCGCGATCGGAGCTATCGAGGAAATGATGGCCGCCACCAACACCGCGGCCTCCGCCGAATGGCAGGGCGAAATCAAAGCCGATGGGTTCGGCGGAATCGGCTCGGTTGTCGCGGACGCACTGTCGGGCTGGCAAGTACAACTCGACGGAGGCGGCTTAGCGAAGCTGGTCAACAAGGCAAACACACGGAATGCGAGGCGCGGGTGAGCACCTGGTACCTAGGCCCCCTCGGGGATCTCCGGGCACTCACCTGCCCCGAGCCAGGCATCACCGTCAGCCAGGTCCGTTACGGCGGTATCCACCAAGGTCTTTCCGGTGCTCGCACGCTGGACGTCACCGGCCACAAGGCGGAGTACACCTTTCAGTGGCGTTGGATCGACCCCGCTGAACGACTCTGGCTCGAAGCACTCCACACCAGACTGATCCCCGGACCGTTTCGTCTCATCGACCCCCTGCGCCACAACCGACTCTCCATCAGCGCGGTCACCCTCAACGGCCCCGGCATCACAGTGCCCACCGCGACCCGAACCTGGACTACCGACTGGCCTGCACTCGCCGGCCCCGGGTACCGGTCGTTGCGCCTGACCGGCTGGGGTGGCGAGACCAACACGGTCACCTTCGACCAGGCGGTCAAGACGGCGGTGTTCCCCGAGGAACAGATGGTGGGCTCGGTCTGGCTCAAGGCCGACGCTGCGGTCAGCGCCCGGATCGGCTTCGAGTGGTTCGACCGGACTGGTGCCCAGGTGGGCACCAACTACAACACCGTGTCCATCACCACCACGTGGACTCGTTTCTCGATGTTCCGGTTGGCCCCAGTAGGGGCGGTCAGCGGGGTGTTCCAGTTCCGTGGCCAGACCTACACCACGCCTGTCCAGCTAGCCGCACCCCAGTTCGAACGCGGCAGCACACCCGCCGCGTGGGAGACCGGAGGCGGCGCGCCAGTGGTGGTGCTGGACCAACTCGCGCTCACCTCCCCCCGATTCCCCTTGGTCGACTGCGACCTGACTCTCCTGGAGGCATGACTTGCAGACCCACGGCGGCACAGCAGCCGCCGGTGCGATCGAATCGCGTGAACGCAGATTCCTCGCTTCACTGATGGTCGACTGGAACCGCAACGGTCTGTTCGATCATCCGCTGTCAGACCTGTCGTCCTACCTCGACGACGTGTCGGTCGATCGGTCGCTGCGTGGCACGGCCCCGGAAGAGCTGCTGCTGATCGAAGGAGCCGCGGCGGCCGAGCTCGTCGCCACGGTTCACGGCGCCTACAACGGGCTGCCGTTCTCAGGGGTTTTCTCCCCGTACAACACCGCGTCACCGCTGTACGGCAAGGATGTCATCGGAGCGGAGATCATTTACCGGCTCGGCGTGGAGACCCCCGGCGGTGTCATCTGGTACCCCCAGTTCACCGGGCGTGTCCGAACCGCCTCGCCGGACCGGTCGGATGGCGCCGTGGAGATCACCGCCCTCGACCGGGCCGAACTGCTCCGCAGGCCGGTCACTCTGCCCTACTGGGCCGTGTCGAGCTACCAGGAGCGCGAGGGGGCGTACGGCACACAGCTCATCAGCTCCCAGTGGGTGATCGACACGTGCCTTCGCCAGTGCGACACATCGCCGACTCCCTACCGACCCGCGACCCGCGAGGAGTTCTCGCTACCGGACTCGTCCTCGACAGGGACGCAGTTCTGGATGTCCGGTACCGGCTCGCTGGTCCCGACTGTTGGGTACTTCGGACACGCGGTCGACAACCTCTATCCGACCGACGCATCCGGCGCCGTCATGTATCGAGCCACTGCACCCACCCATCCCAACTCGCCCGAGCCCACTACAGCGCCCCTGGCGCTGGCGGCCCTCGGCACCTCGTCCGGGGACCTGCATCGCTACTCCGTGCTCGACCGAGACCAGATTCTCGAAGAGGGAACCCACTACGCGGGTTTCACCCTGGTCACCAACGGCGTAGGTAGTGACTACTACAAGACCGCGGCCAACCACAGCGTCATGGGCGTTTGGATCGGGGCTCGCTACTTCTTCAACGTGGCCATTGGTGACAACGGCAAGATCTGGTCGAACTTCTGGAATCTGGATGGTGGCCCCACGCTCTCGTCACCCAAGCTGACTATTCCTACGACTGGAAGCAGTCAGCGGGTAGAGCTGATCTGGGACCCATTCCGTTCCGGTACCCCGCAAGTCTTCCTCCGATGTGGCACCGCCACCACAGGCGGGTGGGTTTCCACTGGAAGCGCGTTTCCCTTCACATGGCAAGACGATGGGGACAAGGGCACCATTGTCCTCTCCCACAAGGACTCCCTCAGTGACGTCTTCTACGGAACCTGGGAGGGCAACTCGCCGTCCGTGGAGACGACGTACCTGGTCACCCGGCCGGCGAAGTACGCCGCCGTGCTCGACCAGTCGAAGAACCGCCTGTGCACCATCGCCGCGCAGAGCGGCACCGACGCCTGGGACGTAATCACGGAGGTGGCAGCGGCCGAGTACGGGTCGGTGTTCTGGGACGAGTCAGGCATCTTTCGCTTTTGGAACTACGACCGAGTGGTCGGGTTACAGAGCACGGCGGTTCGATCGTTCACACTCGATGACGTCACCGGCCTCAAGTTGACCAACTCGCTTGATTCCGTCCGAAACATGTACTCCGTCAAGGCCAAGCGTTCGCGCTCGCACTACGCGCGAATCTTCAAGTCCGACGATGTCGACCAGTTCTACACGCCAGGCGGTACGGTCAAGTATTTCACCGTACCGGTCGACCATGTCGTTCAACCCGATCCGCTGAGACCTTCACGCCGAACCAATGCGACGTGGCGCGACTCGGACAGGCACCGCTATGTGGTCCAGTGGTTCAAGTCCGGGGCATGGGTCGAGGACGACACCCGCACCAGCGGTGTCGACATCCGCGCCTACTTCGACGAGACCCGCCGAGTGGTCATCGAGATATGGAACGGGTACGGCGAACCCTGCCGACTGGCCAACAACAACGGAGAAGCCTGCCTGGCAATCGGCGGCACGGTCGTCGAAGACTATCCCGAGTGGACCTTCACGCGGAAGAATCTCGCGTCGGTCAACAAGTTCGGAGGCAGGAACTTCGAGCTGGCAAGCGATTGGCACCAGGAGTCCTACGACGCGCTGTCGCTGGCCACCACCCTTCTCGGCAAGACCAGCAGTCCCACCCCGGCGACAGACGCGATCAGGATCGCGGGCGACCCGCGACTCCAACTGGGGGACTGCATCTCCATCGCCGATCCGGACGCAATGGGATCTCTCAAGCTCCAGATCTACGGCATCAGACGCGTCTTCAGCAGAACCGATGGTCTCTCCGACACGCTGACCATCGAACTCGTCCGCCCCGCACCGTAGAGAAGACTCGACCATGAGCCCTCTGATTCCACCACCGATCGGGGAACCCGAAAGCCTAGGCGAGCTGTCCCGACTGGTCTCCTACGTCCTGACGTCGATCAGCCAATCCCTGAGCGACATGTCCTCTCGGCTCGACCACGTGGTCACCCGCGACCAACACCGAGCGGACCTCGCTGGCCTGCGCCGCGAACTGGACGAGGCCAAAGCAGAGATAGCCGACGTCAGCAAGGCGTGCGAGGAAGCACAAGCGCGCTCGGCGTCGACCGTCCGATGGTCCATCGGCTCCATGATCACCATCGTGTCCATTGTGGTCACAATCTGGCTTGCCCTCTCAGGCAACTAACACCCCCACCACGCAATGCCCCTCAGCCACAGGCCGGGGGGCATTGTCGTGCGCTCTCAAGGAGATCCATGCCAGTCAGCCAGAACGGTTGGCCTGTAGACCCCCCGCGCTCCAGCCGGCTCGTTCCGGGAACCAACGTCCGAGTCACCGTCGCCAACGGCCCAGCAGGCGACGTGCTTCTCCACGTCCTCTCGCAGTTCGACCGGCGGGTCGAAGACCTCGACCTGGCCTCAACCCGAGGAGAACTGGACGACTGGGGCTACGCGAGCCGCCCGATCCGCGGCGGCACCGCGACATCCAATCACTCCAGCGCTACCGCCGTAGACGCAAACGCGACAAGGCATCCCCTTGGCGTGCGCGGAACGTTCAATGCCGCACAGGTAGCCGAAATCCACCGCATTCTCAACGAAGTCGAACACGTGGTCCGCTGGGGCGGAGACTACGTCGGGCGGCCAGACGAGATGCACTTCGAGATCAACGCCTCGTACGAGCACGTCGCTCGCGTGGCTGCCCGACTGGCAGGTGGTTCCTCCCCCTCCCCCTCACCCGCTCCCAACGGCCGCCCCACACTCCGGCGGGGAAGCAACGGCGCAGACGTCGCCTTGGTCCAGCGCTATCTCGGCGTCCGACCCGCAGACGGCATCTTCGGCCCTGCGACCGAGGCCGCTGTCCGGACCTACCAGGCCCGTCAGCTCCTCAGCGTGGACGGCGTCGTCGGCCCAAGCACCTGGGCACGTATCCAGTCCGGCCTTGGGTCTGCTGTACCTGCTGGGGGCGGGACTCCTGCACCTGCGCCGCCGCGCCCGAGCCGTCCGACGATCCGAAGGGGATCGACGGGCGAAGACGTAGAGACGCTGCAGCGGTGGCTTGGACTGCCCACCGATGGCGCCTTCGGCCCCGCGACCGAAGCGAAGGTCCGCCGGTATCAAGCCATGAAGGGCCTGAGCGCGGACGGCGTCGTTGGCCCGAAGACCTGGGCCGCAATGGGCCTGTAGGCCCTCACCGAGCAGAAACGGACTGAACCTTGACTACCCCGAACCCCAACCCGAACCTGCCCACTCGCAAGGTCGGCGTGTCCACTGCGGTTGGTGCACTCACTGTCGTACTTGTATGGATCGCGGGCTCCCTCGGCGTCGTCGTACCCGAAGTGGTCGCCTCCGCAGTCACCGTGATCCTCGCCTCGATCGCTGGATACATGGTCCCTGAGCGAGACCTGTAGACAGAAAGCCCCCTCCCGGCCAAGCCGGGAGGGGGCTTTCTGTGTTTGACCACCGACGTCGTCTCGCGGCTTGGTGCTGACGCTCAGGCCGCGGTCGCATCGCTCTCGATCGACCACCGGAGCAGAACCCGCTCGATGTCCTCTCGGCGGAACCGCAGCGGGCCGCTATCGCCGCCGCCTATCCGCACGGCCGGGACACCCCAGGTACGCCAGTTCTGGTAGACGGTCTTCGACGCGATCCCGAGGTAGTCAGCTACCTCTTCAACGTTCATCAACCTCGCCATACGCGTTGCGTGTCTCCTGTCGGCTACTGGGGCACGCGCCCCTGCATCATGAGACCTCTTGACTACCCCGTCTGTCAACCATGCTTGCCATACCTGGGTATGTCCGGCATGATGGGCTCATGGGAGAAGCAAGCAGGGAGCTTCCCAAGGTCGCTGACCTGGGGATACTCCAGACCATAGGTCCCTGGCAGGTCAGCCTTCGCTGGCCGGAGGGGGCAGACCAGGGAGGACCCTGGCACTTGGAGATCCGGATGGATCCCGCCGCAGACCCAGAGGACGCCGTCGGCGGCATTTCCTCGACGGTCATTCGGCAAATCGACTTTCGTCGGGCTGCTGAAGGATGGCGCCAGCTCCGTGGGGCGGCAATCAGCGGTGCGGAGGGAATCCGGACACTTGCGATTACGGCCGAGGGGTTCAGTAAGATCGTTCGGCCGCTGATTAACGATGGACTCAGTGATGAGTACCTGGCTTGGTTGGCGACTGCCTATGTCACCTTCGTGGAGGCCGGTGTGGCTTCTGTGACGGCGCATTTGTCCGACGTTGTCCAGCGACGGCCGGACACAATAAGGTCACACCTGAAAGAAGCCCGTAACCGTGGACTCTTGACTACGATCAAGGGGCGGGCTGGGGGGAAACTGACCGACAAAGCCAAGGCCATTACTTCTGTCAGGTTCGAGGGAGATGATATTGGCGAAGGTGTTTCAACGTTGCAAGGAGGAGTGGGATCCTCCCTGCACTAAGGCTCGGTGCGGTCACGACTGGACCGTTCGGTACCGCGAGCCAGGAGGGCGTACGGGGCGCCAGCGGGAGCAGTCCTTCCCGCGCGCCAAGGAGGCTCGCGCCTTTGAGTCCAGGATCGAGAACCAGAAGAACGAGGGCCTCTACCTCGATCCGAAGCGAGGCGCTGTAAGCGTCGCGTGGTGGGCGGATCAGTGGCTGAAGAACATCAATGTTAGCGAAGGGACGTTCTCCAACTACAGCGGATTCGTTCGCAACTGGGTAGTTCCAGCCATCGGTGATCGCACCTTGGCGGGACTCCGAATGGAGCACGTACAGACGGTCCCCACGGCGATGCGGGAATCGGGCTTGGCCGCTTCGACCATCCTTGACCGGTTTGACATTCTTTACAAGATGCTGAACGCAGCGATCCGTGCCGAGCGGATTCGGAACAATCCGTGCGAAGGGGTCAGCCTTCCTACGGCCGTCGCGGCTGCCGTCAACCAGGATGATATTCCAATTCTGGAAGAGGTGGAGGCCATCCATGAAGCCATGGTCGACTATTACAAGCTGACGGTTCGTCTCATGAGCGGCGGCGGTCTGCGAGTGAGTGAGGCTCTGGCGTTCAACAGGGGCTGTCCGCGTGGTGACTTCATGCGAATCTCACAGCAGATCAGCTCGAAGGCCAACCGGGAAGACTGCAAGACCCGGTTGGTTCCTCTGAAGCACAGAACGGAGAAGGAGTACCGTGACGTCCCCCTCGTCCCGCTTCTGAGGCAGGACATCGACTGGCACCTGGACGAGTTCGGGACCGACCTGTTGATCAGCGGCAACAAGGAGGTGGAGGTCTTCTTCGCGCCGCGGCAGCGCGGCAAGGGGACCATGCCCACCGCCACCACCTACGGGTACCACTGGGTGAAGGCGCTGAAGGCGTGCGGGCTCGTGACACTGTCGGGCAAGCACAAGTACACCCCGCATGATCTACGTCACTTCTTCGCGTCGGTGGCGTTGGCCAACAATCTGCCCATCTTGGAGCTGTCGCGGTGGCTCGGGCACAAGTCGTTCAAGACGACGGCGGACATCTACGGCCACATGATGGCCGACGCCGTGGACAGGTTCCTCCTGGTCATGCAGGCTGCGCTCACGGTCAGACGGCCAGCCTTGGTGGCCGCGTAG